GGCTACCCTGTGCACCTGCAGGCCCTGTTCCACCGGTCGACCCAGGAGGGCCAATCGGGCCGGGGGCACCATCGTCGCCTACCACGCCATCGTCCCCGGGAGGACCCATCAAGCCAGTCGGGCCTGCTACGCCAGCCTTCCCAGGGGGGCCGACGTCGCCCTCGGCTCCGTCGTAGCCATCCGCGCCGGGCGGGCCGATCGGGCCCTGTGCGCCGGTCGCGCCGGGAGCGCCAGGGCCTCCACCGCCGCCGCCTCCACCGCCGCTGCCACCAGATGGGGCAGTCAGCCCAGTGCCAAGCTGCAGGGTGCCATTGACCAGCTTCACGTAGCCCAGGGCCACGAGTTCGTTGACCCGAACGTAGCTGTCTCCCTGGTCGCCGCGGAGCCGCTGCGCGACCTCGATGCACTCCTTGAGCTGACGCAGGATCTCAGCCGCGTTCGACAGATCAACCGCCGGTGTCTGAACAGCCGTCGTCTTGATCTTGACCTGTGTGGCGATGCTGATCCCAGAGGTCGTCATGGCTTAGGTCTTCATGATCGCGTACAGCGCGTAGTACGGCGGCAGGCTCGTGTGCGTGTGCGCCAGGTTGCCGGTGATGCTGTGAGTGTGCGACCCGCCACCGCCGGTGTTCTGGATGAACTGCTTGTTCAGCGGTACCCCGGTACCGTTGGGGATGTTCGTGACATACGCGCCACCCGCTCCCGTATCGCCGACCGTCTGAATCGGCTGACCCGAAGATCCGCCGAAGTCGATCTGTGTCGACGCCCAGTAGTTATGGGTGTGCGACGGGATCTGGGCGGCCGTCAGCGTCGTAGCTGTGATCGAGATCTGTGGGCTGGGATCAGTCGATCCGGTCGTGATGGCGCCACCGGTGGCACCCAGCGCGTAGGTCACGCCAGCGCCAACCACGAACCTGTCACGCAAGTCCGGCGTGCCGCCGGTGCCATCGCAGAGGTGCCAGCCGGAGGGTATCGTACCCGTCGAGCCGTTCCACCACAGGATCATGTTCGTCTGCGCCAGCGCGAAGCCGCTCGGCAGGTTCGAGGCGAGGTTCGCCGTCGTGAGGATATTGCTACCGTTCATCGTGGCGACGGTGCCGCCACCGCCGGGGACGAGAATCTGACCAGCGGTCTGGCCAGGGGCACCGCGGTGCGCGCCGGTGAACTCGCCGCCCTGGATGCTGCCGCTCGACCCCTGGGCTAGTACACCCGAGAAGGTCGTCGTGCCAGACAGAGTGTCACCGCCATTCTTCTGAAGCAGTGCTGCCAGGACGGCGGCTGTACACCGAAGTTCAACACGGCTGCCCGAAGCGAAGGCAAGAGCTGTCGTGCTTTCTTGGGCTCGAGTGACTGTAAGTACGTCACCGGTCCGACCTGTGCAGTACATGATTTCGAGGTTGCCACTGGTGTCCTCCACTGTGACAGGGAAGATCTGCCCGGCGCTGGGCGCGGGGAACAGCGCACCCGTCGCAGCAGTAACCGTCACCGTGGTGTCGGTGTTCAGAATGCCGGTGGCCGCTAGGGTCGATGCGTTGTTTGTAAAGACGAATATGCTCATGGCTTAGTCCAGCTTTTCGATGACGTTGTACTGCACGACGTCTTCCCACACCTGGGTGAGGGTGGTGGTCGCGAGGAATTGGACGTTGTACTGGTTCTGATCCTTGCCGCCGCTGGCGAAATACACCACCTGCTGGCCGTTCGGTGCGATGGCCAAACCAGTGATCACGAACGACAGGATCGGTGCATTGTCGGTGAGCGAAGTCACGTTCACGACGACGCCTGTGATTGTCTCACCGAGCGCTAGCTGCGAAGTGAAGTCCAGGAGGTAACGTTTGACCTCGAGTGGACCCTGAGTAAAGACGCCTGACAGGTTCACGACTCGCTCCTTATTGTGGTGTTCTCGAGCGGCATGTAGATTTTAGGATTGATAGTACCAGTATTCGCCACGACTGAGGGAGGGAAGACTCCTCCAGCTGCAAAGTTGCCCAGAGCGGCCGAGTTCCCACTGAGCTCCCCGGCCTGTGCTGCCGCGGCGGCCCCCGACAGCTTCCCAGCGGTCGCCATCACCGCGGCGATCGTGATCGTCGGCGCTATCAGGGTCACCACAGCGGATGCGGGACCGGCCAGGCCGTCGGCTAGCGTTGCCGTGATCGTGTGTGTCAGCACCGCGGGCATACCAGTGAGGCCCTGCGGCGCCTGATAGAGCCCATTGCCCCCGATGAAGCCTACGGTCGCATTGCCGTTCGGGATGCCGTCAACCGACCACGTCACTGTCGAACTGTCAGCGCTCACGTTCGCGGTGAACTGTTGCTGGCCGCCATTGACTGCCACGTTGGCAGTAAGTGGGGTGACTGAGATACCGGGGACAGCAGCGGCAGTACTGACATTGCCTTTTTGCCCTATGGCGATGTACACACCGTTAGTAGCATCATAGAGAACGTACGCTGGAAAGTCCGGCGGATTGCTAACGGCCTGAAAGTTGGACGCATCGACTGTCCAGGTAGAGCCATCTGAAGACTCAGCAAACTCACCGGCGATGTTGGAAATAAATGCCACCCCATTCTGGACAGTCGCGAGTCGCGAAGCGCTGTTGCTGGTAGGCAGAGGGTTCGTCATCGGCGAGTTAGTCATCAGGCCAGCGGGAGTCGAGCTAAGAACCCAGTTGCCAGCTCCCGCTACGTCATAGCATGCAAGGTATCCAAAGACGGAAGAGAAGCCGAAGACCTGTCCCTCATCCGAAGCACCACCCAGCTGTCGAGATGTCGAACCCACGCTCGTCCACGCGGGGCCAGACACGGCAGTAAATCCGCCAGGGGCAGTGAAGACCGAGATTGTGGTAGGGCCACTATCGACCGTGATCGCAACAAACTGCGTCCCGTCATAGATGATGCTGCGACATGCAAAGAAGGCAGCCGGGAGAGTGCCATAGTTATTGAAATGCGCGCCATCATCCACAGTCCAGGTCATCTCATTACTGCTGTTTTCTCCCATCACAAAGGTGTGGGAGCGATCAGTGGTAGCTGCGTGCGACCCGGCGTTCTGTCCGACTCCAGTCGAAACCCTGGCCCATGTGACACCGTCATCAGTTGACATGAAGATGGAGCCAGGGTAGCTGCCCGTATACCAAACGCCGTTGTTATAGACGGTATATCCGGTGCCGCCGTTGAAGATGTTGTGGGCTAGATCTGTCTGATTCCAGGTGACGCCGCCATCCGTGCTGCGCCAGATTATTGAGCTGCCGACATTGTTGAACCTGTGGACAATACAGGTACCGGCCGGAGACACGGCGGCACCAAGCGTCTCATTACCAGCGGCACTCAAGACAGTTCGATTCGTCCAGGTGAGACTCATACCTGGAACCATCCGCCATTAGTGAGGTCCTGAACGACGGCATAATTGAAGCCCTGAGCCAGGAACGGAAACCCGATCCCGCTGCTCGAGTAGTAGATCAGCTGTGAGGCCGCATCGTTGCCGTTTACGCGCACGTAGAGCACCACCGCGGCAACGGGCGTAGGCGAGAGGAACGAATTGAACGTTGGGATGATCCCAGAGGCGATGCCGTTCGCCATGCCGAGGTTCGTCAACGCGATGTCGCGAATCAGGATCGCCGCCGCTGGGATGTCGCTGACGTGCACATCACCATTGATGTTGGGGGTATACAGCGCATTGACCAGCATCGCGTTGACAGCGAGTGCGGTCCAGTTCCACTGCGCCGTGCCGAACTGCTGGCAGGCGTTCCCATATTTGAACGTCTGGCCGGCCATCAGAACGAGTTCCGTACGCCGAGCTGCGAGCCAGAGTAATGCCCGCCAGCGAACGGCGGGAACTGGATCGGCGTGTCCGTCCCTGCATACGCGCGGTTTGCCTCGTCACGGAGCCGCAGGCTCTCACGCTGGAACATCTTGCGGTACTCCATGGCCATCTCTTTGTCGGCCCAGGGCTTGCCCTTCATGCCAAACATGCGGGCCTGCGTGCCCCACATCAGAGCATCGAGATGGTGAGTGATCGCGAGGTTCGGCAGCTGCGGTGTGTTGATGACCGGCAGCATGATCCCGTAGATGTACAACACCCGACCGTACACCTGGTCCGGCGCCGGATAGAGCTGCATCAGGTCCGGTGCCTGCATGAAGTAGGTCGACGGGGGACCCAGGTCCTGGCCCACGATGATGCGAGTGCTCGGCCGTAGGAACTGCCGTGCGCTCGTGGAACCACCGGGGGACGGGTATACCCACACATCGAGAACGTGCTGAAGCTGCCGGTACTGATCGACCGGGTTCAGGTTGACCAGATACGGGATGTTGGAGAGGCCCCGCGCGATCTGGTATGGACCGACGACCTGCCGCCAGGCGGCGGTCTTGGTGTAGAACTCACGCAGAACGAGCTGCAGCGTAGACGCAATGAGCGTGTCGGGCGCCGCGGGCATCTGCTGGGCGACGAGCTGGGCAACATAGGTCGTGCTCTGCGCGTTCGTCGCGGAGGTGGATTGACCACCATCGAATGTGACAATTGCCATATCAGCCCTCCGTCCCGACAAGCATCTGCCGGAAGGCGGTCAAGAGCGTCATCGCTCGGTTAGTGTCGGTGAACTCGTCATCCGAGAGCTCAGTACGCCCCGCCACGTAGAACACGAGCGGGTTGTAGAAGCACCGGCCATCCACAGGGAGAGCTGTCGCCGGTAGCAGCCCTAGGTCAGTCAGCTGGAACTGGGGTACGGGGTTGTTCGATAGTATCCCCGAGGTGAAATTGCCGATGAACGCGTCCGGCCGATACCGGTAGAGGTCGTTCAGCGCCGCGTTCAGAGCATTGAGAAGGATCTGATTGGAGAAACGAAAGGCCGACCCCTGGATGCCCTGGTCATTAAGCAGCAGGCGCGCGTCCAGAAGGACCTCGTCGATAGTCATGCCGGTGTAAACGACCATTGGTTCACCTACGCGTCTATGCGCGCTTTGTGCCCCAACAGCCTACCAGACTAGCCGATACGGTGCCACGTGCTCGCCCCATCCATCACGTACTCGGCAAATGACCCAGCGAGGAACGGGTTAGCCGGGGGATCGAGCAGCGTCTGCCCCGTGTTCGCGAGCAGTGTGAGGGTCGTGATGCGCTGATGCGAGCTGATATTCACGATCTGTCCAACGACCGCGCCAGCGGGCATCGTCAGCTGGCCAGTGGCAATGGTGCCAGCGGGGGTCATAGCGTAGACGTTCTTGTTGCTCGTCGTGCTCGGGATCGTAGCGACGAACCCGGTCACCGGCACGACAAATGTCGTGAAGACAGAGTATGGCGTACCTGCGGGCCCCGTAGGACCTGTGGCACCAGTGGGGCCTGTGGCACCGGTAGGACCTGTGGCACCGATGGGGCCTGTCGGGCCAGTGGCACCTGTGGCTCCTGGGGAGCCTGTAGCACCAGCTGCCCCAGCAGGGCCAGCTACGCCAGCAGGACCGGCTACACCGGCAGGACCGGCGGCACCAGTGGCGCCTCCCGGGCCCTCGGGG